TGGTATGCCATCCCGTAGGGTCAGTATTGGTAACAACACTCGTGGTGCTAAAACTGAAGGCATTACCATGCGTGGCTATGGTGCTGCTACTAAAGGAATTAAGAGCAGGGGCCCAATGGCATGAATTATGCTGAACTAGTTACTGCTGTAGAGGATTATTCGGAGAATACATTCCCTACTGTTGATATGAATCGCTTCATTGAGCAAGCAGAACAGAAGATTTATAACTCTGTTCAGCTTCCTGCGTTGCGTAAAAATGTAACTGGTGTAACCGTTCCAGCCAATAAGTATTTATCTGCTCCTTCTGATTATCTTGCTACCTTTTCTTTAGCAGTGATAGAAAACTATGGAACTGATAATGAAACCTATACTTATCTGCTAAACAAAGATGTGAACTTCATTCGTGAAGCGTTTCCAGCAACAAATGATACGGGTTTACCCCAGTATTATGGGTTATTTGGTCCGCAAACAACAATTCCAACTGACTTATCGTTCATTCTTGGACCAACTCCAGATGCGGTTTATCGGATGGAATTGCATTATTTCTTCTATCCTGAATCCATTGTTACTGCTGGAACTACTTGGCTTGGAGATAACTTTGATACCGCTTTATTAAACGGCACTCTGATGGAAGCTATTACCTATATGAAGGGTGAGGCAGATATGGTTGCTATTTACCAAGGACGATATGTTGAATCAATGGCTCTTCTGAAACAATTGGGTGATGCCAAAGAGAAGGGTGATTCTTATCGTGATGGAATGCCTAAATACAAAGTCTCATGATAGAACAAACCATTACTACCTCGTTTAAACAGGACATTTTACAAGCCCTTCAAGACTTGTCTACAGATGTATTGTTTATGGCTTTATACACAGGAAATGCCAGTATTGGAGCAGATACTACTGTGTATTCTGTTGTAAACGAAGTCGTAGGAACGGGGTATTTGGAAGGTGGAAAACTTTGCCAAAATGTTACTATTAATACGTCTGGAAGCACAGTCTATATTAGTTTTGATAATTTATTATGGTCTCCTGCTTCCTTTACTTGTAGAGGTGCTTTAATCTACAATCAGACGAAGGGAAACAAGTCTGTTGCTGTTCTTAATTTTGGATCAGATAAGACTTGTATAGGTTCATTTACTGTGACATTACCTGCTGATTCAGCAAATAGTGCATTAATTCGTGTTTAAGGAGCTTACATGGCATTAGTAACTACTACCAAAGGCGATATGGACGATTCTTTGCTAGAAAAGAGAGAAGGATCTGTTGACAATGACATCGAATGCACAACTTGGACAGAATACTGGTTGGATGGTGAACTTGTTCATCGCTCTGCCCATGTAACTCTTAAAACATCACCTTTTTCTGGCGCAGAAACCGCTTCTTTAGGATAATAAAATGGCAAATACTCAATCAATGTGTACATCGTTCTTAGGCGAAGCCCTAGATGCGGTACACAATTTCTCTACATTAAACCCTGCTCGCTCTGCTGGTGTAGCAGATACATTTAAAGCTGCCCTGTATTTAACTACAGCTACTTTGAATGCTTCTACTACAGCTTATTCAGCAACTGGAGAGGTATCTGGTTCTGGTTATACGGCTGGTGGCGTAGCGGTAACGAATGCTACTAACCCAGCGTCTACCAATGCCTCTTCTACGGCTGGTGTAGGTTACTGGACTCCTTCAGCAGCTATTGTATATACAAGCGTAACGTTAGCTACTGCTTTTGACACAATGTTGATGTACAACTCTAGCCAATCTAACAAGGCTGTAGCGGTATTCACATTTGGTTCACAAACCATTACAGCAGGTAACTTTACTCTGACAATGCCTTCCAACACTACCACGACTGCTTTAGTGCGTCTGGCAACAACCTAAGCGAGTAATTTATGTCCCTTGGCTGGGGTGATGGCGCTTGGGGCAGCAATGGTTGGGGTGGCACACTTGGGTTAACTGGTGTTAATGCAAGTGGACTGGTAGGTACAGAAACACCCAATGTCACTGTTGCCCTAACGGGTGTTGTGGCGGTAGGTAACGTAGGTGTTGTAGTAGCGAATGAGAATCCAGCGGATACTGGTACTTTTGCTACAGGCTACGTTGGTACTGTCGCACCAAACTTATCCGTTGCTTTAAGCGGAGTAGTAGCTTCGGGATTAGTAGGTACAGTTGCAGTAGGTAAGACCGCCACTTTATCTGGCGTAGTAGCAAGTGGACTAGTAGGTACAGTAGTAGCTAATAGCTCAGAAACAGAAACTGGTGATGTAGCACAAGGTTTTGTAGGAACAGTCGGTGTAAGCCATGATCAAGCGTTAACTGGTGTTAGCGCATCGGGCTTAACAGGCACAGTAGCAATTGATAAAACCGTAGCTCTTACTGGTGTAGTGGCTTACGGATACGATGGAACAGAAATACCCAATATTTCAGTAGCCATAACAAGTGTTTTAGGCTCTGGTTTAACAGGTTCTGTTTCAACAGAAAAAACCGCTACGCTTTCTGGCGTTGTAGGTACAGGCGTATTAGGTACATTAGTTGCCAATAACACATTAGCTATTTCTGGAATACAAGCTATTGGATCTACAGGAATAGTAGCTCCAGTTGTATCTCCAACATTGACTACAGTGCTGGCAAAGGGTAATGTAGGGAATATATCTCCGGGTAAATCGACACCGATTACTGGAGTTGTAGCAACAGGGAATTTAGGAACAGTTGGCGTAACGAAGACGGTCACTTTGGTAGGTGTAAAAGCGGACGGAATACTTGGTCAACTTGGGTATTATTATTGGAGTGTGATTGACGATGATCAAAATGCTAACTGGGGTCAAATTAATGATGATCAGTCTAGTGGATGGACCGATGTTGATGACACAGCAGATGCAAATTGGACAGATATAACAACGGTATAGGAATAAACAATGTCAACGTACTCCACAAATCTAAAAATTGAGTTAATCGGCACTGGGGAACAGGCTGGTACTTGGGGTGTAACAACAGACGATAACTTCTCAAACGTATTTGAGCAGTCCATTGTTGGTCGTGTAACCGTACCATTTACCGATGCGGATGTTACTTTAACAGCCACAAACAGCGTTTCTAGCCAGTCTTTCCGTAATGTTTATCTAAACTGCACAGGCACAAACACTGCTTCCCGTAACTTAATTGTTCCGACAATCAATAAGAACTATGTAGTTCAGAACAACACTACAGGCGGTTTTAACATCGTTGTTAAGACCACAGCGGGAACAGGCATTACCATACCGAATGGTAAAACTTGTACTGTCTATGCTGATGGCACTAACGTTATTCAAGCTTTTGACTATCTTCCAGTAGCCACTGTAGGCACTTTAACGATTACCTCCATTACTGCTGGCTCTATTACAGACTCAGGTTTAACTTCAGGTCGTGTCACCTATGCGGGAACAGCAGGTCTTTTACAAGACTCAGCTAACTTAACATTTAACGGAACAACCTTAACCTCCACAGGTTTTGCTGGTCCAATTAGCGGTGTAGTTACATCTACCTCCATTACTGACTCAGGCTTAACCTCTGGTCGTGTCACTTACGCTACTACTGGCGGACTCTTAACTGACGCAGGAACATTTACTTATGATGGAACAGTTCTAACTGTATCCAAAGCTGCTGCTACACCTTATATTTCTATATCAAATGGTACTGGCGGTATAAATATTGGTGTTGATAGTGCAGATAATAATTTTGCATTTTTAAATTCATTAAATAGCATTAAATTTTTAGTTAATACTGGAACAGCAGAAGCTATGCGTATTAACTCTACTACAGCTATTGGTGTTGGTTATGTTCCAACCTCAAATGCTGGCGCACATTCTTTTGGCGTAGCTTCTTATTCAGGAATTATTGCTGGGGTAACTTTAGGTGGTTCAGGAAATGATTATGGAACTGTAGGCTACAACGCTGGATTTACAGTAACCAATGATTCTTATAAATATTTAGCTACTGATTATTCATCAATAATTCAATTTTCAAGTGGTGGATTTAAGTTTTTAACAGCACCAAGTGGTACTGCTGGAAACGCAGTTACTTTTACAGAGCGTATGCGTATAGACAACGCTGGTAATGTAGGTATTGGTACTAGTAGTCCTTACGCTCCTGCCAATTATGGCAACCTAACTGTTAATGGCACAAATGGCGGTACTTTCTCCTTGTTCACTAATGGTACAAGGTCTTTTACTGCTTACAGTACAACTGGTGCTGTTGTTATGGGTTCTGTTACTTCTGTTCCGCTTGTACTTACTACTAACGATACAGAGCGTATGCGCATTGATTCTAGTGGTAATGTAGGTATTGGTACAAGCAATCCAACATCTTTATTGAATTTATACAAAGCAGGTTCAACAGAAGTAGCTTGTAAATATCAAAATGGTAATGCCACTGCTGGTTTTGTAGTAGGAGTAAGCACAGCAGGGGTAGGTCTTGTTTATCACATTGATAGTCAGCCTATTATATTTGCTACAGCTAACACAGAGCGTATGCGTATTGATAGCTCTGGTAATGTAGGTATTAATGTTGTACCAAAAACATGGTTTTCTGTATATAAACTCATTTCTATTGGTTCAGGAACAGTTCAAAACACTTTTGCTGGTCAAACAAATGATTATGTTGCTTCTATTTGGACAAATAGTTACGCTGATGCAGTAAATACAGAAAGATATATTGATGCTTCTTATGCTTCTAAATACACACAAGGTGGTGTAGGTGGTTCTCCTTATATTTGGAAATATGCTGCTGCTGGAACAGCAGGAGCAGCTATTACATGGAATGAAGCAATGCGTATTGACTCTGCTGGTAACGTAGGTATTGGCGGTGGTGCAACACAAAGATTAAATGTATTTAATGTTGCTGGTGGACCTACTAAAGTTTATATTCAATCAGATTTAAATTTTGCTGGTGCTTATATTGGTACTTCAACCGCTAATCGTGGTGGGAATGTTGAATTAATTGGTCATACAGATGGTTCTAATTCTGATAGTTTTAAAATTGAACACGCAAATGATTCAGCACCACAAGCATTAACTTTTTCTTATGCAGCACCACAAACAGCATATTCTTCATTAAGTTATTCAGAAAAAATGAGAATTGACTCTAATGGTAATGTAGGAATAGGATTAACAAACCCTGCTACTTATGGAAAACTAGCTGTTGCGGGTTCTATTGTTGCGACAGGTTCTGGTGGTGCTATAGTATTAAATCGTAGAGATACAAATGTTTACGCTTCAGCTATTTACTCAGCTAGTGGTGGAATGTTATGGGATTTGCCGGGTGTTGGTACAGCAATGACCCTTGACGCTAGTGCTTATTTATTTGTAAATACAACTACATCATCTTATTCAGGTGCGGTTGCAAGAACAAATATTAATGGCGGTACAACTTCCGCATTAGTTACAACAACTTCAGGCGGTGCTGCTTATGCTGCCCAATATGTTCATAATACAGCTACTACAGGCAATAATGAATTTATTACTTTTGGTACAGAAGCAACTTGGACTGCTAGAGGCGCAATTAATTACAATCGTGCTGCTGGTTTAACCGTATATAACACTACATCAGATTATCGTGCTAAAGATATTATTAGCCCTGTTTTAAATAGCGGTGAAGTTATTGATTCTGTACCTGTTTACATGGGTAAGATGAAGGATGCAACACAAGAAAGACCAATGTTTATTGCACACGAAACACCTGATTATGCCCATACTGGTGAAAAAGATGCAGTAGATAAAGATGGCAACCCTGTTTATCAGCAGATGGATGCCTCTTCCCTTGTACCTGTTTTATGGGCAGAAGTTCAATCACTACGCAAACGTCTTGCGTTATTAGAATCTAAATAAGGAAAATAACATGACAATAACTTACACATGGCAAGTAGTACAGATGAACGCATACCCAGAAGTAGATGGTGAAACAGATGTAGTATTCACTGTTCATTGGACTCTTTCTGGCACAGATGGAACTTATAGCGGAAGTTCTTATGGTTCTGTAGGCGTTACTGTAGACGCATCAGCACCATTTACACCTTATGCAGACCTTACTCAAGACCAAGTATTAGGTTGGGTATGGACAAGCGGTGTGGATAAAGATGCTCAAGAAGCTAATGTAGCGGCACAGATTGAGAATCAAGTAAACCCAACTGTAGTAACTCCACCATTACCTTGGTCAGTTTAAAAGTTTAGGGCAAGCCAGCAGCCCATCTTGCTGGCAATTTTAGGAGAATGACATGGGCGAGAAAAAAACAACTCCCATTACCATTGACGATGTTGAATATATCTTTGAAGATATGACTAAAGAGCAGCAAATGCTTGTTAATCATGTAGCGGACTTAGACCGTAAGATTGGTTCAGCGCAATTCAATTTAGACCAATTGGCTGTAGGTAAAGATGCATTTATCAAAATGCTGAAAGAAAAGCTTACAGAGCCAGTGGAAAAAGCGGAAGCGGAAGTAGTCCAATAATGATTTATCTTTGGTACGTAATCCTAGTCCCAGTATCGCTACTACTTACCCTAGTAGCGGTTTTGCTTGCGCCTGTTTTCCCGTTTTTTGCTACCCAGCAAATGGGCTGGTGTGACAACCATAGCTACGAGGCAGTAGGACCACGTCTACCAAAGTGGTTAAGTTGGTTCATGACTCCAGATAACTCGTTGGATGGAGACGCTACATTTGAGCGTTTAAACCCACCGTCTTACTGGAGTCAGGTTAAATGGCTGTGGAGAAATCCAGCCTACAGTTTTGCATTACGCTACATTAATACTATTGAAAATAAACCTATAGTCTTAGGTAATGATGATATTAAAGACAATGACCAAGCCGTAGCTGGCTGGTGTTTTGTGCAATGTGCTGGTTTATTTCAATTTACATGGGTTCAGCCAATAGGTTTTAGTCGATGTATTTATTGCGTATTTGGATGGAACATTCGTGGCACATTGCACCAACAACCAACAGAAAGCTACCAAGCAACATTTTCGTTTAGTCCTAGAATTTCAGGCTTTAGATGAACTGGCTCACACAAATAGCTCCTACCATAGCGACCTGTCTTGGAGGCCCATTAGCGGGTCTTGCTGTCACTGCCCTGTCTAAGCTGTTTGGAGTTGCACCTGATCAAGTGCAGAGTATGATTAGCGAAAACAAACTGTCAGCAGATCAAATAGCAGCAGTCAAACTTGAAGAGATTAAGTTTAAAGAACAAACTCAAGCTCTAGGTCTTAACTTTGAACAGCTTGCTGTGGAGGATAGAAAAAGTGCTAGAGATATGCAAACAGTCACTGGAAGCCTTATTCCTCCTGTGCTTAGTATTCTTGTTACTGCCGGGTTTTTTGGTATTTTGGCTTATCTTATGGTTAAGCCAGCAGATACTTCAAACACACCCTTAATGATCATGCTGGGCAGTTTAGGAACCGCATGGACCGGTATCATTGCATTCTACTTTGGTAGCTCTGCTGGTTCTAGAGCCAAAGATCAAATGCTTTTTGACTCTACTCCAGCAAAATGAACTTTGAAAAATGCTTATCTCTCCTATTGGAACACGAAGGAGGCTATTCAAATTTAAAAAATGATAATGGAGGAATGACCAATTTAGGGGTCACTTCTAGAGTTTGGGAAGAATGGGTAGGTCATCCTGTAGATGAAAAGCAGATGAGAGAGCTAACTCCTGAACTTGTAGCACCACTTTATAAAAGGAAATACTGGGATGCTGTACGGGCTGACGAACTTCCCAACGGATTGGATTATTGTGTTTTTGATTGCGCTGTTAATTCTGGGGTCGGCAGAGCAGTCAAAGTACTCCAAAATTGCTTTGGTGTTAACCCTGATGGTGGGTTCGGTACTCTTACTATGGCTGCAGTAAGTCAATTTAAGAATGATTCACTTAGAACTTTAATTACCGAATATTGTGACGATAGATTAAAATTCTTAGAAGCTTTACCTTCTTGGAAAGATTTTGGTCATGGCTGGGAAAGACGAGTTCTTGAAGTCAAAGTTTCCGCACTAGGAATGATCTAAATGCCATTAAAAAAAATTATATTTAAGCCCGGAATTAACCGAGAAAATACTCGATATACCACTGAAGGTGGCTATTATGAGTGCGATAAGATTCGTTTTCGTCAAGGGACTCCTGAAAAAATCGGTGGTTGGATAAAGATTTCTTCTAGCTTTTTTTTAGGTGTTTGCCGTTCTTTGTGGAATTGGGTGACATTAGGCGGTTTAAACATCATATCTGTTTGTACCAACCTTAAATATTACTTAGAAATGGGTGGTGCTTACTATGACATCACTCCAATTAGGTATACAACAGCTATTGCTATTGTTAATAATCCATTTGATACCACCGCATCATCTAATATTATTACCGTTAATGACGTAGGATCTAACACTCAAGATGGTGATGTAGTCAATATTTCAGGTGTTTTAACAGCTTTAGATGGCATTCCAGCATCTGAATTCAATAAACAGCATACCGTTACCCGAATTGATAATGATTCTTACACCTTTGAAACCACTACAAATGCTACCGCAGGGGCTTCTGGAATCGGTGGTTCTGTCAATTTTAACTATTTTTATTACACCGTTGAGTTAACAAACCCATTTACTACAACAACTAGCTCTAAAACAGTTTTAGTAACGGATGTTGCTAATGGTTGTATTACCAATGACTTTGTTACTTTCTCAGGTGTAAGTACTTTTAATGGAGTAGATTTAAACGGGGAATATCAAGTTACCGTTATTACTTCTGATACCTATACGATTCAATCTGCTGTTATTGCTTCAGGATCTGGTACAGGTGGCGGAACTGTCTTTGCTCAATATCAAATCAATACTGGACCTGAATTTCAAGTGCCTCGTGTTGGTTGGAGTTCAGGAACATGGGGATCGGGAACATGGGGAAATAGTGAATCTAGTGATGCAGAATTACGTATTTGGTCTCAATCTAACTTTGGTCAAGACTTAATAGCAGCACCTCGTTATGCCCCTATTTATTATTGGTCTGCTACCGCAGGTTTAAACAGCAGAGCCGTAGACTTATCTACTCTTCCCGATGCTTCTGATACTCCTATCGTAGTACAAAATGTTCTTGTTTCAGATGTATCTAGATTTATTATTGCTTTTGGTTGTAATGATTATGGATCTGTTCAATTGGATCCTATGTTGATTCGTTGGTCAGATCAAGAGTCTTTAACGATGTGGACACCTGATGCAACCAATCAAGCTGGTAGTCTTCGACTTTCACACGGTTCAGAGATTTCTTGTGGAATTCAAATGCGTCAGGAAATTATTGTTTTAACAGATTCTTCTACTTATTCTTTCCAATATTTAGGACCTCCAGCAGTATGGGGAGCTACCTTATTGGCAGATAACACTTCCAGTATTAGTCCTAATGGCGGTGTCGTAGCGGCTGGAGTTCTGTATTGGATGGGTAGAGACAAGTTCTATACCTATAACGGATCTGTCAGTACCTTAAGTTGCGACTTAAGGCAGTATGTTTTTGGAAACATTAATCTTACACAACCATATCAAATTTTTGCTGGAACCAATGAAGGTTTTAATGAAGTATGGTGGTATTACTGTTCTGCTAATTCATTAGTGGTTGATAGCTATGTTGTTTACAACTACCTTGAACAAATATGGTTCTATGGCACTCTAGGACGTACTGCTTGGCTAGACTCAGGATTAAGAAATTATCCTATTGCTGCTACCTATGAACAAAACTTGGTTTACCATGAAAATGGGGTAGATGATGCTACCCTTTCTACCGTATTACCTATTGATTCTTATATCATGTCTTCAGAATTTGACCTCGATGATGGTCATAACTTTGGCTTTATTTATCGTATCCTTCCCGATTTATCCTTTAGAGGATCTTCTGCTACCACTCCACAAGTCACTATGACGTTAATTCCTTTACAAAATTCAGGCTCAGGCTATACAAATCCTGCCTCTGTAGGAGGAATAGACTATGGAACTGTTTCCCGTATAACGAGTGTCCCTGTAGAGGAATTTACAGGTCAAATCTTTATTAGAGTTCGGGGAAGACAGTTAGTCTTTAAGATTGAAGGTAATCAATTAGGATTGCAATGGCAATTAGGTGCTCCACGCATCGATATTCGTGCTGATGGCAGAAGAGGTAACTCATGAACCTATTTACTAACCGTTTTCCAGCCAACCTTCCATTAGCTCCGCAAGACTATAAAGCACCTACTTTTAATACCATATTAAGCATTTTAAACTTGTATTTCAAAGCCATTAATGCAGTGCAACAAATTAATATTGCTAAACTCAATATTGATATAGCATTACTTCCAACAGAAGCAGATTTAACCAACTTGCGGTCAGGAGATGTCTATCGAGATACCGCAGACAATTCTTTAAAAATAAAGGTTTAAAAATGGACTTTTTAGAACTCTTTAACGCAGTAGCTAAAGCAGTTAGACCAGCTTATCAGGATTATGTTCCTGTTACTGATTTAGATATTCCTTTAACGGAAACTGGTTTAGATAGCATGGATGGTTTAATGATGGGAATTTATTTCTGCGATATATATGGTGTTCCAGAAGAAATTTCAAAAGAACTTCACCCTACCACTCCAAGAGAGTTTCAAACTTTCTTAGAAAAACATCAAACTAAGCCTCTTCCTGATACCATAGAAGAAGCTATTAAAGGGGTTGATTGGTGATCTACCTAACCGAGACACGAACTGCTTGTACAGAGACTCTATCTCTATTAAGTGACATTTCGTATCCTCAACAAGTTCACTGGTTTCCAGATACCTATTCCCGTGTTAAATCAGGTATGTCTTATGTGCCACACAAAATGGCAGATAAAGTATTAGATGCTCAATTATTAAGCAAACTAAGGGAAACCCCTGTAAAGACTGCTTTTATCCTTGCCTCTGGAAATGCTCATTTTGCAGGAATAGCCCCTAAAGCCCCTAGTAATCAATTAGATTATGACTATAAGTTCATGCCATTAGCCCTAACTCAGGTCTATGCAGGACGTATAGCTCAATCCTGTGGTGCTACAGACTCTATTACAACTGATTCTACTGCGTGTGCTTCCAGTCTTAAGGTCATGATGGATGTACAAAGCCTTATCAAGTTCTATGGCTTTGAAAGAGTTATTGTTCTTTCTTTAGAAGATCCAGTATCCAATACTGTGCTTAAGTTTTTTGGGGATTCTGGAGCCGTTCTTACCGAAGAAAACGATAAAACGGTAATGCCAAGTGCATTTGATCCTATTAACTATGGTTTTCACATCGGGCAAGGCTCTGTCTTTGCTGTTTTTGAAACAGAAGCTAGTATGAAACTTACTGGATTTAAGCCTAAAGCCAAGCTAATTGGAGCTTATACCGCCAGTGAAGAATGCTCTAATTCCATCGGTCAGCGAGAGGATGGTCAAGGCTTTGTCAGATGTATTGAAGGAGCACTCTATGTTTCTCAAATTCAAGCTCATCAAATCAAATTAGTAAAGACTCATGGCACAGGAACTAAATCTAACAATATGGCTGAAAGAACAGCTTTAACTAGCACTTTAAAAGATTTTGTGGCAACATCGTTTAAACAGAGAATTGGACATACTATGGGTGCAAGTGGCTTGCTAGAAACCATATTATTGTTGGATAATGTTAAAAACGGATTTGTGCCTTCTATTCCAAACCGTACAGACGAAGATAAGGTTTTTTTAAGTGAACCTTCGCCCTATGAAAAGGGCAGTTATATTTTGAGTCTTGCGGCTGGCATGGGAAATGTCTATTCAGCGGCAATTTTTAAGGACGCACAATGATAGTAGATAGCAACAAAACCAAGTTACCAATGGCAAAAGTAGTGGAAAACGCTGCTAAAGATATGAAATCTCCATATCCAGCAAATGCGGTATTTCTATCTATTATTAAAGAAGCAACTATGCCTTCTGCAATGGTTATCCAAAAAGGCAATACCGTGTTTATTGCCCATGATTGTAAAAAGCGGATTCTTGCTTTTCGTGCATTAAATTGCGATACAGCCCAAAATTACCTTAATAGTAGTCAAACTTTTGCTACAAATATGTACAAAAATGGTTTTGACTACATGATTACTCAGTTTACTGATCCTACCCTTCTTAAAATTTTTAAATATGTTGGTAGAGATAAGCCAAAAGACATGGGCTATCAAGTTAAAAAGAACAAAGACACTTACACAGTTACAGTAAAACTGGGTAAGCCACGCAATGGAGAAAGATAATGGGCGCAGTCGCTAGTGCAGTTGGTGGTGGTGGTGGTGGTGGTGACGGTGGAAAAGGCGGTGGTCTTGGCGGTATTGTTGACTCCGTAGGGTCAATATTTTCTGGTGCTGCTGATGCCGTATCTTCTGTTGTAGAGCCTGTAGTTGAATCTGTAGGTGCTGCTGCACAATCTGTTGCCACTGCTGTAAGCGATGCTGGTGTTGCTGTTGATAACACTGTTAATGATGTAATTCCCGGTGGTTGGGCTACTGTAGGTGCTATTGCCGCCACTGTAGCTACAATGGGTGCGGCTGGTCCCGCTGTACTTGCCGCTGATGCTGCTGTTGAAACTGCTGCTGTAGGTGCTGAAGTTGCTTCTGTAGGTGCTGAAGTTGCTGTAACTGATGCTGTAGCTGTTGCTGGTGGCGAAGCTACTGCTGAAGCTACTGCTATTGCTGGCAGTCAAACTGTTGCCGAAGTAGGCGGTTATGTTGGAGAAACTGCTGCCAACTTTGTCGGACCAAGTGCTGACTTGATTGGTGGTGCTGATGTAGCCGCTGCTGATGCCGCTGCACAAGAAGCTGCTGTTCAATCCGCCCTTCAATCTGCTGGTACAGGTGCTTTAAAAGGGGCTGGAATAACAGCCCTTAAAGATGTAGCTACTGGTCAAGACATTACTCCAGAAGGACTCTTAACAGGAGCCGCTACAGGAGCCGTAGGTGGTGGTATTGGTAATTATGTTGGTGGAGCCGCTCAA